GGTTGCACATCACTTGCAACAATTCCAAATAGTTTATTTGATTTTTGCGTTAATGTTGAAAGTTTTTATGCTTGTTTTTACACTTGCATATCACTTACAACAATTCCAGTTGATTTATTTAGGTATAACGTTAATGTTAAAACTTTTGGACATTGTTTTCGTGGCTGCACCTCACTCACAACAATACCAAATGATTTGTTTAAATATAACGTTAATGTTGAAAGTTTTTATACTTGTTTTTACGAATGCAAAAATCTTGCATTACCAACATCAATATTCAACCTTTCGGCACTGCAAGCAAAACAGCCGGATATGTCTTACTGCTTCAGACCAGCTTCCACAGCAGACAGCCCCACTGGTACAGTTCAACCTATTTGGGAGTATGTCACAATTACAGCTAGGAATTATTGTTTCCAACGGTGCACAGCCCTAGACAACTATTCACAAATACCTAAATTATGGAGGTAAACAATGATAGATACCAATCGATATCTTTATGGAAAGCCTGACGGTAAAGTTTACATGGAAGATTCAGGTGCGCTTGTAGAGATAGGGACTCAGCCCGTGACTGAAGAGATGTTTCTAACCTATGGTAATACAAGTCTGAATACAACCTTGATTAAAGAGACTTCCCATATCTCCGTTTACTTTTATACGCCCCAAGAAACATATTACAGTTATCAGCTTAACGCTATTGTAACTTATGTAGGAAAGACTGTTACGCAGATGGAAGATTTTGATACGCCTACTATTTCTAAGGTTATAGTAACCGCTTCAAGTCTTCCCGCTGACGCGACTTTTCTAATGCTGTTTAGTGTAGATAGCGGAACTACGTGGTGGTCTCACGCTTCAAATGAATGGGTCCAAAGTACGCTTGACGACATAAGTACTTCAGGTATGACACTGTCTCACGTTTCATCTCTTACTGCTACTCAGTGGGCTGCTTTGCTCGGTTCTAATACTACACTAAGAGTAGCCTATTATCTAGAACAAGCGACAGCCGCAAATAAAATAAAGATTGAGCAAATACGTATCAACTTTTAAGAAGGAGGATACTACTATGAAACAAAATTTAGTCAAGCTTAAAGGCTATGTCAAAAACTTTAAAGACGGAACAATAACCGAGCATGTGAAGATGAAACCCATGACCGGTTATAGAGGACGTACAACTGTCCAGCTCTTCAATGCTGAGACAGGTGAAATAGAACAAGAGGTAATGTCAGAAAATGTTATCAATAACTGGATTGCTAAAGACGCATTTGACGCTGCCTTTAGAGGACGCGTAAATGGACATAAAACTAACTTATTTGCCAATCCATTTGCGTATCTTTTGCTCTCTGACGCAACAGTACCCGAAAACGCCGATGCTAAAGAACTTGTAGGAAGAATGTATGGATACGCCACTAGAGATACTTATTCAGGTAGTGCTATAAATAGAGGTACCTTAAATACTGCCGAATCATGGTATAATAATAGAACTACCGCAGGAAAGACTGTAGCTCACTTCGTCTTTGACTTTCCTACACACGCTGCTAATGGCACTATTAGAACTATTTACTGGGCACCTTCCCTGTTAGAATGTTCAGAAGTTACCTCTGGTAACATGCCTTGGACAGGCATTAAAAGATGCTCTAATTGGTATTATGCAAACTATCCAGGGTTATATGAAGATAGCACCTACTCATTGGAGTTTAATAAGCAACAGCAGCGCTCTTATAATTTTATATATAACACTAGAGATAAAAACGGCAGGTTAGATATGACTGCTAAGATGTTCTACGGCTTAAATGTTTACAGTAACAGTTTACAGTTTGGTGTAATAGATATTGACCGTTTTAATATGAGCGAATCTGACCGTGTAATATGTCGCTATTCAGACGGTTCAGCCTATACTTCATTTCCAAATGTTATGACAACTCATATTGACCCGGCTTCACAAACATTTAAAGTACTGTTCTATACAGGAAGCTATACCTCATATAAGGATATGCCGTTGCAGTATACGTTCTATGAGGTAACATTTAATTTCTCTGGCGCAACCCAAAGTGTTCAATCTTTTAATAGAAGCTTACTTGTTGATAACTCTCGCTACCCTAACCGATATGCCGACTATAGCTACAACGGTTGGTATTACACTGATAGTGGAGAGTTGCGCTTAGTTAGTTACTATACAACACCTAATACTAGTCCAGTAGAGTATGAAAACTATGAAATTCAGTTTAACGATACTTTGACAGCTATAACCAAAGTAGATATCAGACCTATTATAGCAAGCTGCTTAAATGAAAGGTACGGTGTTACAACTTATACAGCTGAGGACCCTCTTGTAAAACAGAGCGCATTAGATTATGTTAACTTTGTAAAAGATGATGTTATAAGTTACCGTCTTATTAGTGCTACCTCAGGAATTTTCATAGTTAGGCGCTCCGACAACGCATGTTTGTACCACTCAGCTGATTGGTACACGAACCCTTCGGAGACGTTCAGATACTTCTACGGGTCCAACACTATAGTCTGTGTCAGGGTCAGTGGCACTAGTACTATAGGCTGCTGGTTTGGACAGTTCACAATGTTGCCCAGTGCTCAAAACTTACTTCCAAGTGACATCATTAAGACTGATGTGCATACTATGAAGGTTCAGTATGACTTCATTATAGATGAGAATAACTTCGTAACAGATTATGTCCCTAACGGAGGTAAATAAGAGAGGAGGCGATGTGATATGGAACATGAGCTATTTAACCCTGATAGATGGTTAAACCTTGGACTACCGGGGGCGGCTCTGTTCATCGTACTAACTATAATTATTCTGATGTTCAGGCAGCAGGGTAAAAGTATTGATAAGCTTTGCGAAAAGCTAGACGATGTAACAAATGCATTTTCAGAGTCCAACCTCACTTTAAGAGAAGTAATTATAAGTAATGACAGGGACCAGAAAGAATTGCTACGTTATATCAACAACTTATCTGAGTTGGTTCAAAACATGCATAGCCGAGTAGTTCGGCTAGACACAAGACTTTATGAAATAACTAAGAATGGAGGTTTAGTATATGAGCATAAAGAATAAGGTTAGTGACGCCGAGGCGCTAAGTAAAGAAGCTGAAAAAGAATTGACGCCTGAAGCTATTGAAGAGTTATCAAACGGGAAAGGAGACGACGAAGATGAGTAATAGCCCATTGGTAAGTTATGTAAAGCTCAGCCCAAACCATAGTGGTAAGAGAACACATGCAATTGACCGTATTACTCCACATTGTGTAGTTGGCCAGTGCAGTGTAGAGACGCTTGGTAATATCTTTGCGTCGCCGAGCCGCCAAGCATCAAGCAATTATGGTATTGGCGTTGATGGGCGAGTTGGAATGTACGTCGATGAAGAGAACCGTTCTTGGTGCACAGCATCTAATGCTAATGACCAGAGAGCAGTCACAATCGAGTGCGCATCTGATGCAAGTCATCCTTACGCATTCAAAGACATCGTATACAACAAGCTCATTGAGTTATGCGTAGATATTTGTAAGCGTAACAGAAAGACTAAACTGCTTTGGTTTGGTGATAAGGATAAGACATTGACTTATACGCCGGCTGCCAATGAAATGGTTCTTACAGTTCATCGTTGGTTTGCAAATAAGAGTTGCCCTGGCGATTGGATGTATGCTCGTATGGGTGACCTTGCTGCTGAAGTGACTAAACGCCTAACTCCTGAACCAATACCTTCGTTCACTCCGTATACTGTGAAGGTCAACATTACAGATTTGAATATCTACAGCGGTCCCGGAACTAACTACAACGTTGTAGGTCAGACCGGTAAAGGCGTTTTCACTATTGTAGAGGAAGCCTCTGGTACCGGTGCAACTAAGTGGGGTAAGCTTAAATCAGGTGCTGGCTGGGTTTCACTTGACTTAATAGAGAGCACCAAACCAGTTGTAGATAACGTGATTAAGTTGGGTGATGCTGTCACTTTCAAAGGTGGAGAATATTACGTTAGCTCAACAGGTGGTAAACATTACACAGGTAAGCCGGGCAGCGCTAGAGTGACTAATATAGTACACGGTGCCCCCTTCCCTTACCATGTTATTAGGACCAGCAAAAATACTACTGTTTATGGATGGGTTAAGGCAGACCTAATCAGTAAATAACATTAGCCTCTTACTTAGGTAAGAGGTTATATTATATAAATTAAACTCGTTGCACGTTCGTAATATAGGGCTATAAATTTATATTAAAAAGCTATTACGTACTCGTTTATAACCTGTTGCAAATTCATAGACGCGTATAATTATTATTTTTAAGGTGGCCTAAATATAGTTTTTACGAACCTATTTATTGCTTCTTTCTTTTACGATATAATAATACTATAAATAATAAGGAGGAAAGAAAAAATGCATATTAATTTAGAGGAACAGAAAAGGCGCAGACAAATCAAACGGCACAGACTACTATCAGGAGGACTTTGCTTAGCTTTACTAAGTGCTACCGTACATTTTGCGTTAGTCAGTGCAGAAGAGTCTGCTAATGTGAAAGACGTTGAACATCGACTACAGACGGTTTCTGAAGAGAAGGAGGCGCTGCAGCGCGAAATAAATAAGTTGGAAATTGTAGTTGCAAACGGTGCATTCTTCGAGAGTGACGAGTGGGTTGCTGATGAGATACCTTACTACAATATTAACCTAAGCCAAGAATTACAACGCTACACCTTCACAAAGTGTGTAGACCTAGGAATTTCAGAATACTACGAGCTTATCTTAGCTATAATGTGGCAAGAGAGTAACTACACCCCGGACCTTATAAGTGAGACGAATGACTATGGACTTATGCAGATAAATAAAATAAATCATGACTGGCTCTCTGAAGAGCTCGGCATCACAGACTTTCTTGACCCTTATCAAAGTATAGACGCCGGGACGCACGTTGTTGCATCTCTACTCTTAAAGTATGAAGACCCACACAAAGCTTTAATGGCTTACAATTATGGGGAAGCTGGGGCGCGGAGCCACTGGAACCGCGGAATCTACACAAGCTCTTATAGTAGAGGCGTTGCTGAAAAGCAGGACATACTACTAAATCAATTAATAATAGAATAGATATATATATATTTACTTAACTTACTTAACTTACTTAACTTACTTAACTTACTTAACTTACTTAACACTTTTTTATAAAAATTTTTAAAAATCCTCGACAAAAAATTTTTATTTCAAAATTTATTTATAGTTTTTCATCCGTGAAACGTCAATAAGTTAAGATTGTTGAGAATGTTGAGAAAGTTAAGAAAAAGAGAGAATCAACTAAAAAAGATGGGTACGCTAAAGACCTGTAGAAAATCCGTAGTTTAAAGGGGTTTACTTTTTAAGAAATATATGATATAATATAAATAGAGGGGACAGAGAATACCCCTAAATAAAAAGTCGAAAGGTTGGTAATTATTATGGCAAAGTTTATGACAGTCGAAGTCGAAGCTCCAAAAGATTTGAAAGCTGGAGAGAAGTTTACAATCGAGGTTGAACTTCCTACTCCTAAAAAGAAACCACGCGGCCAGTTGGCTGGTATTGCGCTTGTTGACATGACTGACGAGCAGTTGAAGAGAGAAATTATCAACGCAAAGTCAGTTCTCTACAAAGCGAAGCAGCGCGGTGCCTCTGAAGAGACTATAGCAGCAAACCAAGCTAGAGTCGACGCAGCGCTTGCTGAAAAAGCAAAAAGAGCTGGTGCAGGTGCTGAACTTCCTACTCCTAAAACTGAAGAGGCTTTTGACGCAGAGACAGACGCAGAGACAGAGACAGAAATCTAAACACATTTTACCGGCGTCGGCCGGTAAAAATCTACAAGTGAGCGCCATATGAAATCAGCAGTGCTTTATAAAGCCTGTATGTAAGCTAGCGCGATGCTTACCGAAAGTAGTATGACTTGTAGATTTTTACTAGTCGACAAGGCATGGAAACGTACAGATAATTATATGAGACTCATCCGCTCATTGTAAGAGGTTATCTGTACTATCTCCTTATTATCATACAATTTTTACTGCCGTGCATACTAAGGATAGACTTGTCACCTATCCGCCCTCTTTCCCTCTTTCCATCTTTCTTGCACGGCAGTAAAAAATTGTATGATAATCTTAAAACAAGGGGCAAATCTAGGAAGGAGGTAACACATGAATAATAAGATACTAATATCAAGACATTGTATAGAAGTTCAATGCGAGCGCAACGACACCGCGACGCAGCTGCTTATAGCTGATTTTTATCCTGTCACTTCAAATAGGATAAAAACATCTTTCAAGCTTTCACCACACTTAGTTCCTGAAGTACTTAAAGCTTTTAGGGGCTTAGATGCTAGTAATATACATACAGCACCCCAAAAGATTCAAGACTACTTTTATAAGGAGATGCTGATACGTGAGAATACGCAGGACTTACTCGCTAATGGGCCGCGGCGCTCATGCGTTGTATCTGATAAGCTAACACTTAAGCCACACCAGCAACTCGGTCGTGAGCTTGCTCAATACCATGATAGATTTGCGTTCTTTTATGATACACGAACTGGCAAGACACCGCTTGCGCTAACTATAATAAAGGATGACATTGTAGCTAACCCATCGCATAAGTGGTTGGTTATATGCCCTCTAATTCTTATCTACAATGCTTGGCTTGAAGACGCTAAGAAGTTCTTCCCAGAGATTAAAGTGGTTAATTGCCATGCAAGTACGCCTAAGAAGCGTATGGAAGCCATTGAGACGCCCGGAAGCATATACATTACTAACACAGAGTCCTTTGTGAAGTATCGCAGCGCCCTAGAGCCGCTTGGTTTTACAGGATGTATTGTAGATGAATCTTCCGACATGAAGAGTCCTCGTTCCAAGGTCAGTAAAGAGCTTGTAGATTTTGCGCAATACGTGAAAAGGTTCTATTTATTAGCTGGGACGCCTGCGCCTAATGGTGAGTGGGAATATTATATGCAAATGAGAGCTATAGACTATTATGGCTGGCAGCAGAGCTACACACAGTTCAAAGAATACTATTTTGTGAACATGTCATACAATCCACAATATGAAAAACTAAGCATCAGACCAGATAGAAAAGATGAGTTGCTTGAGAATGTTAAGCGGAAAGCTTTGTATGTTGACAAGGAAGATGTACTTGACACACCTGGCCGTACATTCCATGAAGTTGAATATGATATGCCTAAGGAACTTGCCGCCCACTACAGAAAGCTTAAGAACGAGCTTTATTTGGAGCTTGGTGATGACATACGTATAACAGCTATTAACACAGGCGCCAAATTAAACAAGCTGAATCAGGTTTCGTCTGGCTTTATAATGGACACTCAAGCTGCTAAAGAGAATAAGTTTTATGACACTGATTTAACTGAGTGGTATTTGCTTGATAGAACAAGATTTGATATTCTACAAGACCTTCTTAATAAAGAGGGTATTGTAGGTGAGCAGGTTCTTATCTGGGCTAATTACAGGCGAGAGTTCGAGTTGATACAAGAGATGCTTGGTGACAGATGTGCTTGCGTCTACGGAGGAGTAACTCTTGAAGAAAAGAATGATGCTATTAAGCGCTTCAAGGCTAGGCAGGTTCAGTATCTTATTGCTAACCCAGCGTCAGCTGACAAAGGCCTGACACTCACTAATGCGCATATAGCAATTTACTTCAGTCTTAACTGGTCATATGAACTATTCAAACAATCTTATGATAGAATATACGGCGATAAGAGTATACAACCACATCATTGCGACTACTATATAATAATCGCTAAAGGGACTATAGACAGAATACTATATAGTGACGTATTGCAGGGCAAGGGCGATGCGAGTTATGCGATACTTAATCACTTAAAGTCAGGAGGAATATAATGGAACTATTGACTAAGACAGTTAAAATTACAAATAGACGAAACGTATTAGTACAGATACCAGGTTTTGTTATAGCTGCCTGGTCTAACGCTGATGAATTGGAGGTGTACTATGATGAGGAATCACAGGTCGTCACCATCAGACCGTCAATACTCGGAGGAATCGGTTTTACTAAAGAAGGTAATAGAGTGGCTAGAACCACAGAAGCGTGACGGTATCAAAGTCATGCGCATTGTAGATAGGTACACGAAAGGTTATTCAGATTTATTTATCTGTGCAAGAGGTCGTTTTGTAGTTGCTGAGCTTAAAGATAACACTGGCACCGCGACGCCGCACCAAGAGTTGTTCATAGAAGACGTCATTGCATGTGGCGGAATAGGTGGGGTTTGTAGGTCTATAAAAGATGTATCTGATTTGATTGACAAAGCATTATATTGTCAGTGTCCACACTGCGGCAAAGAAATTAGGAGGTGAGGTATTGCAGGAGATTGACAAATTAATACAACAAAATATTGGTTTAATGGTTACGGTACTTAATCAGTATAATCTCCTGCACGACCCTGAAGCTGAGAGTATCGCTTATGAGGCACTATGGAGAGCTTGTGTAAATTATGATGAAACGCTTGGATATAAGAGGTCAACTCTAATAATTACGTATCTTAAGAATGCGCTTGGTACCTACATACGCACTCTTAATAAGCAACGCCAAATCAAAACAGTTTCATATAATAACATAGCGTACTCTGATAATGGAACTAACCATGAATTTCTTGAATTGTTGTCAGATTCTGATTCAATAGAACAACAGTTTATGAAAGAAGTACTACATCAGCGACTAAGGGAGGTGTACTATGAAGAAGCTGCCACATTAGTAGGCAAGAAAAGGGCTATAATAGATGAATGGGAGCGCTCAGATTTCGAGGCGACAAATAAAGCCATTGCCGCCGCGACGGGTGTATCACAACCTTATGTAAATCAGGTTATAGCAACTTTCAAAGAAAAATTAAGAAAACGATTGAAGGAGGATTTTTATGACTAGGGCGGTACAGATAATTGAGCTGATAAGTAAGACAGCGGGTTATAACGACAAACAGTATATTCTGAAGAAAAATGAGAATGTTGAGGGTCTTAAAGAGATTCTGAAGTTCATCTACAATCCGTACCATAAGACTGGTATTTCATCAGCCAAATTTCAACGTGTGTTAGATATTGCTGAAACTCTTACAAGTGAGAAGATTGTAGATTACAAGGCAATGATAAAATACTTAAAAACGCATCAGACAGGAACAGAGGCCGATTTGGTTATGGCTGCTCATTTTATTAATAGCACCAAGGCTTTGTATCCTGAGCTACCTTATGCACTTGAAGTAGCAAGAGCTATCATTACTCAAGACTTTCAGATAGGCGTAACTGCAACAACACTTAACACAGTGTACGGTAAAACTTTCATACCTAAGATTGAATGTATGCTTGGCACAAAGTTTGGTGATGTTGGACCGTTAAAAACTAAGTGGCCGTGTATTGTAACTGAGAAACTAGACGGTATAAGACGCATATTGATAAAAGAAAACGGTGTTTGTAGATTCTATAGTAGGTCTGGACATGAAGATACAGGTTTGATTGAAATACTAGAAGAAGCAAAATACCTTCCAGATAATAGAGTATACGACGGCGAACTACTAGCTGCCGGAGATTTTAAGGACTGTATTGCTCTTAGACAAGCTACCAACTCTATTGGAAATAGTGGCGGTAATAAGACAGGGTTAGTATATCATATCTTTGATATGTTGTCCGCAGAGGACTTCTGGGAAGGTAAATCTACAGAGAATGCTTTGACAAGAAAGATTATGTTAGGTGCGACTCTCATGGATGAATCAATACAGCTACTTGACGAGAATTGGCCTATGCTTATAGCGTCCTACGGTATTCATCGGGACTTAAAATTTATTAAGTCTGTGCCTATACTAGGCGTGGTCAAGTCGATTGATGAGGTAGATGCAATAGTCGAACCAATATGGGCGCGTGGCGGCGAAGGAGTTATGCTTAACACTGTCTCAGGCAAATATGAGAAAAAGCGTTCCAAAGAAATTCTTAAGGTAAAGAAGACTAAAGAGTATACACTAGAAGTTGTAGATATAGTCGAAGGCACCGGCAAGTTTGAAGATATGATGGGAGCCCTGGTTGTTGATTATAATGGTGTACGCTTAAAAGTGGGCTCAGGCTTCACAGAGGCACAGCGCCAACAGATATGGAATAATCAGGAACACTTCATTGGAAGACTTATAGAGATTGATAGCTTCGGAGAATCTACAAATATGCTTGGTACAAAGTCACTGAATTGTCCAATATTCAAAAGGTTTGTTGGCGATGAAGAATGAAAATATAATTAACATCGCGCCACTAAAGCTTGAGGATATATGCTGGGCTTGTGGAGGTTCTGGTAAGCTTAAAGCTATGCAGTCTGCCATGACTTACGACGCTGGGTTTATCAGAGCTAAAGATATTACAGTTAAGTGTCCGCATTGTAAGGGCACTGGATTTAGGAGGGAGTAAAGTAATGGCAGGTTTAACTATGACAGTAATACAGGAACGCCGCGCCGCAGTGGTTACTATAGATGCTAATAGAGAGAAGACGATGGGTATAATCGCAGGTACTCATAGATGCTATATACTTGGTTTATTTCAGTATTCTAATGGAGATGGCGAAGCGTACCCTGTCTTCGTCGTTGAACTTGAGGATGGCCGCGTAATTGACGTGCCTGTTAAATGTGTTCAGTTTGTAGATGAGGACCTCGTGTAATGATAAAAGTAGACGGGATATGGAGGTGGGTCACACCACCACCGACCAACGGTCGGCGTACAGGGTATGAAGAGGTTATAGACTCTTTCAATATTATATCTGTAGAAGACTACAAGGCTTTAAACGAGACAGACCAATACGCAATGGCGTCGATTGTGCTCAGTAAGATACGCCAAGTGAATACATATCCTATATATTACTACTCAGATAAAGAGATAGATAGAACTATAGTAAAGTGCATGGGTGTATCAACACCTGAGCTCATTACCTACAACACTTGTGGAAATACTATGCTAGAATATTTATTTCCAAACATGCATCGTGTAGACGCTGGCAATAGCGTAAATAATTGCTTATATAATAGATTCTATGATGACGCCAAACTTATGAAATGTATAATGCGCCATATGAAAAACTATCGGTTTACTAACCTAAGGACTATGTTCTTTATGTATGGTAGATACTTCTGGCAGACTGCAACTGGTTTCAGTCCTATGAGGGCTAAAGCAATTTGTACACAGTTGACATTAGCCGGCGATACAGTGTATGATTTTTCAGCAGGGTTTGGAGGCAGACTGCTTGGGGTCTTGTCGGCTAAGAGGCACTACATAGGTTGTGAGCCTGATACGAATACTTTTCATAATTTGCATAGACTAGGCGAGCACATTAAAAATGTAAACAGCACTGCTGAGTACTTTCTAATAAACAAAGGTAGCGAGGATGTGCATTTAACAAGCAACTCAGTAGACCTAGTGTTCTCATGTCCTCCGTACTTCGCGTTAGAGAGGTATTGTCAAGAACCTACGCAAAGTGTAGTAAGGTTCCCGTATTATACCGAATGGTTAGAAGGTTATGTTCGACCTACTCTAGTTACTGCCTTTAAGGCGCTAAAACCCGGTAAGCTTATGGCGCTAGTATTAGCTACAAAAATACATTATCTAAATAAGCCATATATGCTTGGTGATGGCTGGAAAAGAATAGCTGAGCAGGTAGGTTTCAAGTTTGTAGGTGCTCTCCCTATAAATAAGAGGGCTCGCAACTCTGAACAAATATACCTATTTAAGAAAGGAGTTTAATAATGATTGACAAACTTTATGGTAAGTTTTATACTACATGTGATATGTGCGGAGAAGAGCTTGACCCGACTGATACGTTCGATGAGGCCAAGCGTCAGATAGCTTCTGAGGGTTGGAAGACTATAAAAGAAGACTTTGACTATCTTAACCTATGCCCTGATTGTGTAAAGGAGGTGTAGTAATGTTTACATTGATGATGATAGTATCTAGTATAGTAGCCTTGTTTTGTTGCCTTCAGTGTCTAGGTACTGCTGTGCTAAAATCAACACATAAGTTCGAGAAAGTGCTCTTTAGCCTTATGTCAGTTTTGTTTCTCGTTATCTGTGTAACTATTCAAGTGGGAGTATGGGGATAATGTTAGTAATATCTATAGACGGCGCATGTCGCCGCAATGGAAAACCGGATTGTGTATCAGCCGGAGGAGTGTTCATTATGCATTACAATGATGCTCTTGAATTGACCCACACTGTGCTGAGAACCAATTATGAGTTAGAATCTACAAATCAGCGTGGTGAGATACTTGCTTTGCTTACTGCGCTTGACTATGTACATGAAGCTAAGCAGTCTGCTCAAATAATCACAGACTCAGAGTATCTATTCAACTCTATGACAAAGAACTGGTATGACAACTGGGCGAACAAGGGCTGGATTACTTCAACTGGTGAGCCTGTAAAGAATAAAGACATTTGGCTTCAAATTAAGCATGCTTATGACAGATGCACAGCTGAGGGAATTGAGTGTATCTTCTACCATGTGAAGGGACATGCTATTCCATTCGGCAAGGTTACAGCTCAGCGCCTCCTCGCTGAAGATTCAAGTGGTATGTCTTTGTATAATGCTGTGAAACAAAAGTATCATAAAGTCAAGGATGAGAAAGATGTGTACGGCAAAGTTGCTGAACTGTCTGAGAAGAACAACGGTTTCGTTCCTGACGGAGAAATTCTGGAAAGGTTTGTAGTTACTAATATTGTCGCAGATGCAGTAGCTACGATGTGCGTTGAAGCAGTCGATGCATTAACCATTAACAAATAATGGTCGTAAAATGCAGTGTTTACTTTTCCCTATTTTTATGTTATAATATAATAGTAAGGTATTTACCTTATAATAAATTGAAAAGGAGATTTTATCATGACAAAAGAAGCTAACAAGGATGTAATTAAAGAAACTGAAGTATCCGATGCAACTAAGGAAACTGAGACAGCTGTTGCAACTAAGGAAACTGAGACAAGCCTAACGGCACAAGAAACTGAGACACCTATGGGCTTTGAGGATGAAGAATCTGGAGATATGATTATCCCGCGAGTTAAGATAATTCAGACACTAAGTCCTGAGCGCAAAGACAAAATCGCTAATGAAGGCGACATCATCAACTCTCTCACGAAAGAGAAGTACAATGGTAAGAAGTTTATTCCCGTATTTAAGTTCAATAATAATGTTGAATGGAAAGACCGTTCAGACGGTGGCGGAATTAAGTGTATCGCCAGAGACGGCAAGGTAGGCGAAGCTTCAGATGGAACTACAATGTTGTGTGCATCCTGCAAGCGTTGTGAGTTCGATAACACTAAACAGGGTAAGGAAGCAGTTCCTAAATGCACGAAGTACATTAACTTCTTTGGGTTCTTTGAAGGTGAGCGCATGCCTATCATCTTGAGCTTCGGTAAAACGAACTACAATCAAGGTAAGAAACTTTATAGCTTAGCTAAGGTTACAATGCAAAACATGTGGAACTATGGTTACGTGCTTAATGAGAAGCTACAATCCAAAGGCGGTAATGAGTGGTATATAATCGAACCTACGCCAGCTGGAGTAACTACGGCTGATGACAGAGCATTTGCACTTGAGTTGTATAAATCTTTCCGTGATACTATTCGAAATGTAAAGTACGATATGGATGAAACTAGCTCTGCGGCGCCTACCCCTGATGTAGAAACGACTGAATATTAAGCAATAAAATACGAGGCCCAGCGGACATAGTGCCGCTGGACTTAGTAACGAGGGGGCAGATTGATGCGTTGGAGCGATTATACGAACAAAATTCTAGCGAGCGTAGATAATGAAGCATATTTCTTAAGCGTACTTAATAACATACAGCGCCGCGGTCAAGAGATAAAGGCAGAGTGCCCTTTTAAGGACTTACATGAATCACAAACTGATAATAACCCTTCACTGACAGTTAATCTTCAGAAAGGCGTATACTACTGCAATAGTTGCCATTCCAAGGGTAACATCCACACAATGCTTCGTGCACTAGAAGGTTTGTCTGGTGAGGAGGCGTGGTTTAAACTTGGTGATGCTTTGAAGATACCGCGTCCAGACGGTACTAAGCCAGCGAGACCTGATATTGAGCCTGGACTAGTCCTAGAATACCATACAGCCTTAATGAATCTAACGGGCTCACTGAGGGATGTTCTTCGTGACAGGAGAGGCTTAACAGACGAGACGCTTAAAAGGTTTATGCTTGGTTGGGACGGCGAGAGAGTTACAATACCTATATACGATGAGTATAATGTACTGGTAAATTTTAGACGATATAAATGGAATTCTGATAATGACCAGTATAAAGTACTTAACTATCGAGATGAGTATGGTAATACTTATGGTGAGGTACGTATATTCGGACTAGATAGAATACTTGATGAGAATGTTGAGTATGTAGTCTGGTGTGAAGGTGAGATGGACCGAATAATCACAGAGCAGCATGGCTTCCCCGCCGCGTGTCCTACTTCTGGTGCTGGAACATTCAAACCTGAATGGACTAGACTATTTAGAAATAAGAAACGAGTATATCTTGCTCAAGACAATGATGAGGCAGGTAGAAATGCTACAAAACGACTTTGTGAAAAACTATACAGAGTTGTAGATGTATATATGATTCAATGGCCAGAAGACTTCCCAGAAAAAGGTGACTTAACTGATTACTTTACAAGGTGTGGCCAAACTGCTGAGGACTTTCAGAAACTACTGAACACAGCTGAGAAGTACATAGACCCAGATATTGAGGACCGTCTGGCTGATGAAGCTGAAGCTATCGAACTACATTTAGCAGATAGCTCTGCAGCAGAATACTTTGGTCGCAGGCTCAGTATACCTGTAATGGTGAGTGGTAAAGACAGTACACCGTATATATGTCCTAAACGAATTAAAGCTGAATGCGGTGAAAATTGTGATAGTGAATCAAAGAAATGCGCTAGCTGTGCCCTAGCTGTAATGGCCGGTGAGCGAATTAAAACTTTATCGTCATTAGATAAGGACATCCTTAAGCTAATTAAATGTACCGATAAACAACAACTACACGTACTATATGAGATGATGGGTATTAACCCACGCTGTGACAAAGTCAGGTTGGAAATTGAAGAGTACATGAACCTAGAAGAGCTGCGCTTAATACCTAAAGCAGAAGCTAACTTTGGTTTCTCTAATGAACACGAGTATGTAGTGCGTACGGGATATTATATAGGTAATAACCTCAAAACTAATAAGCGCTACACAATGGTTGGCTACATGTACCCAGAACCACATTCACAGTATGCTTCATATGTCTTTGACAGCGCCTACCCAGAGAAAGATTTGATAAGCGACTTTGAGTTGACTGAGGAAACTATAGGCCATCTAAAATTATTTCAACAGAAGCCTGGTCAGTCTATTAGACAGAAGTTTGATGAGATTCACGCAGATTTAGAGCGCAATGTTACTTATATCTGGGAGCGAAGAAACGTAGCGTTTGCGGTAGACCTGATATACCATACTGTACTTAACTTTTATTTCCAGCAGCAGTATGTAACGCGAGGCTGGGGCGAGTTGCTGATTATTGGAGACTCTGGTCAGGCGAAGACTACTATTGTAGAGAGGATTATGCGCCATTACAGATTAGGAGAATTGCATTCAGGTGAATCTTCAAGAAGAACGGGACTTGTCTACAATCTCCAACAGAATAATAAAAGATGGTTCTTGGTTTGGGGAGCATTTCCACTAAATGATGGGGGTCTTATCACAATTGACGAATTGTCTGGACTTAATGAAGAAGACCTTGCCGTTATGTCAGATGTACGTTCAAGCGGAATTGCAAAGGCTACCGGAGTTATTACAGCAGAAACTACAAGCAGAACAAGAGCTATATACATTTCAAATCCTCGGAATGGACGACAGCTCAACTCAGAAACTTATGGAGTTAATGCGGTCCTTAAGCTTATGGGAAAGGCAGAGGATGTTAGGCGTCTTGACCTTGCTATGTCCGTCGCCTCTGGAGACGTTGACCCAGCTCTTGTTAATAAGTCACTCAAAGACATGCCAGAAGTACCACACGTTTATACATCAGACGCCTGCAATACACGAGTATTATGGGCATGGTCGCGGCGCCCAGAGCATGTCGAAATCTCAGACGAGACAACTCAATATATTCTCAAGAAAGCCACAGAGATGGGCTCTAAGTATACATCAAAAGTGCCCATTGTAGAAGCAGCCGACCAGCGAATAAAAATTGCAAGATTAGCAGTTGCTTGTGCAGCATGTGTAGTATCTACAGACGAGACCTTTGAAAAGGTAATAGTCAATCCAGAGCACGTTGACTTTGTAGTTAACTTCATGAATGAATTGTACTGTGCAAAGAGCTTTGGATATGACAAGCTTAGTGAGCAAGAGCATATTACAACGGATACTTCAGATGATAACATTGAGAAGCTGAGGTCCTTGTTCTTAACGTTACCTATGCAAGACCACAATGAGATGGCTAAAATATTGTACCAGTTGCCTTACTTTAGTCGTGCTACGCTTGAAGACTACACAGGTCTTACTAAAGATGACTTGAAGATGTTATTGAAGTTTATGACTACACAACATCTTGTAGAGAAGTCCAAAGGCGATTATAGAAGGTTACCTCTTGGTACGCGACTATTTGAAAATCTTACAGTCAACGCCGTGACACCTGAAGAGATACAAAAAGCAAGAAAACAATTCTACGCACCAACAGAATATTAAGGAGGTGAGCCAATGGAAAATGAAATCAGGTATTATCTAGGACAAATCAAGGCTGCAATGGCTGAGCCCACTGAAGACGAACAGCGCGAAGCTTTTAAGCCACAGTATCTTGTAACAGCTGTTAAGCTCCCTACTGGTGCTATTGAGCTGGCTGTAAACACTCAGAATATCGCTGATAAGATTGATTATATTCTTGAAGCATATGATGATGATATGCAGCTAAAAACGAATACCAGCATCAAGATGGAAAACATCTTGATAGTTTAGGAGGTGCCGCATGGATATTTTGAAGAGACTTACAAACTGCACTGTATATTCTACAGTGCGTCAAGAAGATGACGAGGCTGCTTGGTTAGCAGCAAGAACAAGAGGTATAGGCGGTTCTGATATAGGTCCTATTTGCGGAGTTAGTCCGTTTACCTCAGCTCGTCAGATTTACTTAAACAAGACAGGCCAATTCACTGAAGCAATGAAGCCTAGTGAGGCCGCGCAGGAGCGTATGAGGTTTGGGCACTTACTTGAACCAATCGTTGCTGATGAATTTGCTAGACGAACTAAAGATAAAATCAAAGCTATTCACACCGTTAATGCGACGCTGTGCCATAAAGACCATCCTTGGGCACTGGCAAACGTTGACCGCTTGATTGAATACGCTGATGGCACGCTGGGAGTCCTCGAGTGTAAAACTACAAGTGAGTACAACAATGACGATTGGGACCGCGGCGATATTATGTTGACCTACATCTATCAGCTGAACTGGTATCTCTGGATTCTAGGCTTAGAGAAAGGTGCTTTCGCTTGCCTTGTAGGTGGCAACAAATTTTATCACTACGATGTTTGGCGCAACGATGAGTTATTGAATGAGACCATCATCCCCGCGGCGAAGAGCTTTTGGTTTGACAACGTGTTAGCACTTAAAGAACCTGAGATGCAAGCGTCTGACACAGATTTTGCCAATACAATGTATAAGTCCGTCGTTAAGAATTCTGAGAAAGTACTTGATACAGATACCGCTAATGACTTAGCTAGGACAGTCTTTGAGTGTAAAGCTCAGATTAAAGAAATCACCCGTACTATGGAAGAAGCTCAGAATCGCTTAAAGGACATGTTACAAGATACTGAGATTGGCTATACTAAGGACTTTGTAGTTAAATGGTCGCCGCGCTCCCAGACTAGAGTCGACACTGCTAAATTGAAAAAGGAATTTCCAGAAGTATACGCTCAGTGCCAGACGAAGGTTGAGTTCAGAGCTATGACAGTTAAAGGAGGTTTGTAAGATGCAGATTAAGATTATAGACTTTGGCTTTTCTAACTTACCCCGCAGAGCTCATGCAAATGATGCTGGGGCAGATGTGTATGCTACAAAGAATATCACATTATATTCTGGCCAAACATATGCAATGCCACTGGGCTTCGGTCTTGAGATTCCTGATGGGTATGCGGGTTTTATCTTTCCGAGAAGTGGCCTGAGTAAGAAAGGTATTGTTTGTGAACTGCCCCCTATTGACTCAGGTTACAGAGGCGAGATTCACGCTATCATTTCTAATGTAGGAAGAGATAGCTATGATATTAAAGAAAGTGACAGAATCGGTCAGTTAGTAATAACTCCAGTGATTCTTGCAACCTTCTCAACCGAAAATATTAAACAACGCGGTGATGGTGCATTTGCATCCACCGGCAAATAAGGAGGATATAATAATGAATAAAAATATTTGTACCGTTAAGATGGATGACGAAGTAAAGCAGTCAAATGATTTTGTAGCTATTTTGGCTCATGAGAATGGCGACGCATCACTCTTCTACCAAACAGATGCGTTAACTTTAGGTATGGCGATGAAGATGGTTGCCAAGGCTTTTATTACTGAGATGAACGAATTGTCTGAAGAGGAGCGCTCTCAGATTGAAGCGATTCTCGGCGATGCTTTCGTTAAAGAGAAAGTTGAGAGCGACCTACAAGATGCTGATAAGCAGATAGCAGAAAGGTTGACACAAGATGAATAAGATACAGGTAGCAGTGCTTGCCGAGGGACATAAGTCCCCCGGTGGCATGATGATGTTCTTAGCAAGACTTACTCAGCGCGGTCATAATATTAAGTCGATGGATGACTTGCTAGCTATGTATAAAAAGGCGGTTGAGATTGACCCCGCAGTTACAAGTGATGAAGCTATTGCTAAGCGTGAGAAATTACTTAAGTCAGTAGCAAGCTTACCGCATGGAACGATTACTCGCTTCACACCGATTACAATAGCAATAGTAGGTGCTTCTCGCAGATTCCTTGCACAAGCAAGAACACATCAAGTTGGTATGACTTATGTAAGCGCATCGCTTCAGTACAGCGACTATTCAGGTCAAGCTGATTACGTTATACCCTATGAGATGCTTGGTAATGAGCCTAATGAGTTAGAAGCACGCCGTGTGTACCTTAAGAGTTGTGCAAGAGACATGAATAACTACAAGTACCTAATTAATGAGTGTGGCATGAGCAATGATACCGCGGGATACGCCGCTCCGCAGGGCTTACGTAATATCTTGATTATGCAGGGTAACAATGAGTCATGGGCTCACTTCATTAGGATGCGGGCATGCAATAGAAATACTCTTGAGACACAGTATGTTGCTCTTAAGATTTGGGAAGAGCTCTTACGTACTGTAGATGGCGCGGAGCTATTTTCAAACATAGGCCCTGACTGTGTAACAGGTAAGTGTCGCGAGGGCAAGTTCAGCTGTGGTAAACCTATAAATGGTTCGCCAACAGAAATCATTGACGCATTATTTCCTAAGCTCAGGGCGGTATAGACATGAAAGTATTCTATCTTTGTGACGGGTTAGCTTGCAAGGATAAGTACGCCGGAAAGTGTCCTATTGACCCTTGTAAGCACACTAGCGATATTGAGCACTCAATCAACTTCACAGCTGAAGTAGACAACCCGGCTAAGGACGAAAGATTTAAGCAAATGAATACATGTTATTTTGAAAGGACGGATAGTAAAAATGGAAGATAAAATTTTACAACAATTAAAATTAGAGATTGAAAGTCTACAGGCTAAATTGAAAGCGAAGCAGCAAGAAGACCTTTACAACGAACCTGCGAGGCAGCTCGCGGCGATGAAGAAAGCTTTTATTGACAACGGCTTTACTGAAGAGCAGGCTTATGAACTTATTCTTACTATACTAAAAAATCAAGGCAATGTCAATATTGGGCTCTCATCCTATACAAGAGGAGGCTCGATAGTAAAATGATTTTTATAATTGAAGGTCCAGATGGTTCAGGTAAAACTACTCTTGCTAAGCGACTATCTAAGCAGACAGGCTACAAAATTATTCGTAGCGTTCAACCTGAGACTGATGAAGAGAAGGCACAGATGATGAATCAATATGTGAGTACTATACGCACAAGAAAGAACATGATATTCGACAGGAGCTGGTATTCGGAAATGGTGTATGGCCCGGTGATGAGGGGCGCATCAGTTATCGACTACCCACAGATGTATGACCTTGAAAAACAGCTTATTAAAGCTGGTGCAATAATTATTTATTGTACAGATTCTAAGGAGGCTTTGTGGTCCAGATGCCAAGAAAGAGGCGAGGACTATATAAAAGATAAAGTAACTTTTGACAAAATCTGCGATGGTTATGACCAGCTATTTTCTGTACCTCATTACATACCTGTTGTAACTTACAAGTGCCCAGATATTCGTACTATATGACAAATCGTATTTGTACTGGCTGTGGGTGGGTTTATCCCCCATCTTACAACGAGCGTCGGTGCCGCTTCTGCGGCACCGTGTTCGCTGAAAGGATTTGCCCATACTGCGGTGAACTAAAAACACCGTATAAGACGTATAGCCCAATATGCAGGGACTGCTATAATAAGAACCAGCGTGAAGGTGACCATGGTGAACGTATGTTGCGCTGGAGAGCTAAAAGGCTTGATGCAGTTGAAAAGAAATATACAGAGTGGCTTAAGCAAATCACCGCGGCGCCATTTAAGCCACTAACTGAAGAGCAATGGCTAAAAGCGTGTAGATACTTCGGTGGCTGCGCTCTATGTGATACTTCTGAAATAGAAGCACGGGGGTACTTCATCAGATTTGAAGATGGTGGAAGATATACTGCATGGAATATACTTCCGTTATGTGAGAAGTGTGCAACAGAGCTTAAGAAGCAGCACAATCCGTTTAGAAGACTTGATACACAACTTAACAATAACCTACCTGTAGCTAGAGGAGTTGGCAAAGAAAAGCTGACCATAGCTGCAGAGTATCTACAAGAAAGGTTGAATGAGTATGCTAAATAAGCGAATGGAAGTATTCAAAGCATTTACGCAGCAACTGGCCACATTATCAAAGTGTACTGAACGTCAGGTTGCGGCAATCATTACAGATAAGAATCTTACACAGGTTTATTCTGTAGGAATTAACGGCGGTCCAAAAGGATTGGCAGACTGCATGTGCGTTATTGACGGAAAATACGGATGTATACATGCTGAAATCAATGCTTTAATTAAAGATAAATCTAGTGATGAAGGCAAAGTTATGTTCGTCACGTTGGCTCCTTGCAAACAATGTGCCGCGGCTATTATAAACGCACCAAAGGGTTTCAGCGCAGTTTATTACTTTGAAGATTGGAAAGAGGATTCTGGCATAAAGCTTCTTAAGTCAGCAGGTATCATCGTAGCTAAAATTTAATAATTATGGGTATATTTATATAAGGGATAATTCACACGTAGCACGTCCTATAGCCTCCATACAAGTCCGTAAATACAACCCCTTATATAATTTATACCTAATTACTACGGACCTATTACAAGCAATATTTAATAATAAGAAGAAAGGAGTGAATCATAAAATGGCACGAATTAATATTGTTACAACACCTGAAGAACAAGACCTTGTGTATAAAGCAATAGCAGTTTTATCCGGTCAGACAATATCAGTATCTGATATTGCAAAGGAGGCTGGGCTAAATCAGAACCGAGTCAGATATGTTATTACAGACCTCGAAGAGGCGGGAAAGATTAAGCGCATACCTACAAAGGCCTTTAATAAGCACTATATCAGATACAAGTATGAGGTTATTACTTAAAGGAGGAAAGTCTATGAAAATCAAAGTATACGGCACTGCATTATGCCTACAGTGTCATAGCGCAAAGCAGTACCTTAAACAAAAGGGTATCAGCTTTGAGTATGTAGATGTATCAAAAGATACACAGGCCATGAAGGAGCTTGAGGAGCTTGGGGCAATGTCCCTACCCGTTATTAAGTGTGACAATAACGCGATAATTGGTTTCAATATTAAAATGCTTGAGGAGATAATTAATAATGGCAATGATTGATACAAACAAAGTTGTAGATGACTACATGTTAAAACGAGACTGGAGAGTAAAGGAGAATAGTAATGCACCTTTTAGCTTCGGTCAAATGAATAAGTATATTATCAGCACGGTATCAAAACAGTATTGGACTGAAAGAGTGTATAATGACCAAGCTGAAGCAGCTCATAATGAGGGCTTTTTGCATATTCATGACATGAGTGGTTTGACTATTTACTGCTGTGGATATTCTCTACAAAAGGTTCTTGACTATGGAGTTAAAGGTATTCCGAATATTCCTGCTTCAAAACCGGCTAAACACTTCGACGCCGCGCTAAATCAGCTAGCAAATATGACTACTATCTTTCAAAATGAAATTATGGGAGCCGTTGCTTTCAGCTCATTTGATACGCTTCTTGCTCCTTTTATAAGAACTGATAAACTTAACTACAAGGAAGTTAAGCAATGTATTCAGAACTATGTCTATTCGGTAAATTCAAATAGTAGGGCTGGGGCGGAACCAGCTTTCAGCAATCTTACGTTCGACCTCTTTGCACCTAGTGACTTGAAGGACCAACCGGTTAAGATTGCTAATGAGTTCATGGCCTTCACATATGGTGACTGCCAAAAAGAAATGGATATGCTTAACAAAGCCTTCTTTGAAGTAATGCTTGAAGGTGATGCTAATGGCAAACCTTTTGCGTATCCTATTCCTACTTATTCAATCATGAAAGGCTTTGACTGGGACAATCCAAACAATGAACTTTTATGGGAAATGGCAGGCAAATACGGCTATCCGTATTTTAGTAACTTTATTAACAGTGACATGGACCCGAGCGATGTCAGAAGTATGTGTTGTAGATTACGTCTTGACCTTAATCAGTTAAGCAAACGTAATGGCGGCTTATTTGGGTCTGGTGACAGCACTGGCTCTATTGGTGTCGTAACCTTGAATCTGCCTCGCCTCGGATACTTAAGCAAGTTCAAGTCTAAAGACTACTTGAAGTCTATGATTAAGGACTATATGGAAATTGCTAGAGATAGCTTGGAAGAGAAACGCAATTGGCTTAACATGCATATTGTAGGTACTGGCATGCTTCCGGCATTTGATACCTATGTTGGTACGCTTGATAATCACTTCTCTACAATTGGGTACGTAGGAATGAATGAGCTGTGCCAGAACTATTTGAATATGGGAATTACAACACCTCAAGGTAAAGCACTTGCTGAAGAGTTGCTGGATTTCATGAGAGAAATACTTTTATCATTCCAGAAGCAGACCGGGAATCTTTACAACCTTGAAGCAACACCAGCTGAATCAACTTGCTTCAGATTAGCTAAACTGGATAGGAAAGCTTATCCTGACATCTACACTCAGGGAAGTGGCAACAGCGTATACTATACAAACAGTTGTCATATACCTGTTAATGAAGTTGAAGGTATCAAGGCATTGCTTGACCATCAGGATTCTCTACAAACAAAGATGACTGGTGGTACGGTTGTTCATCTATACTTAGCTAAAGGCATATCTGGCTCACAAGCTAAGCATATAGTAAGACACACTTGTGAGAACTACTCAATACCTTATATATCCTTGTCACCTGTTATCTGTTATTGTCCTGAACACGGCGTTCTTGATGAGGTTGTAGATTCATGTCCTCACTGCGGCGGTGTAACCAAGTACATGCAGCGTATTACCGGCTATATACGCGATGTAGATAACTACAACCCCGGTAAGCTCCAGGAGTTTAAGGACCGCAAGCAAATTCATGTTGAATAAACTTGTAAGCTATAAGGGTATTATCCATGAACGGACAGAAGACGCTCCATTCATGGGAGCCCTAATTATTGGAGTATCTTGTAGAAACAATTGCCGGAATTGTTTCAACCAGCACTTGAAGAAATCACAAACCTACTTTAAGTTTGCAGACGAGATTATAGCAGAAGTTAAACAAAACCATTTTAATGAGGGTATAATACTAGCTGGACTTGAATGGTCAGAGCAACCCGACGATACTCTAGCTCTAATAAGTTGTGCATTGCATGAGAATCTACAAGTTATTCTGTATACTGGATTGACCGAGCAGGAGCTATTCAGCCGGATTCCAAAAGAGTATCTTGTAGGTATATACATCAAGTTCGGTAAATATGACGAAAATAAGTTATCCAATACTTACTATTCAGAAGGAGTTAAATTGGCAAGTACTAACCAATACATCAAATTCATGCAGCCATAAAATAAAAATAGAAAAGGTATTTACGGCTGCGCATAATTATGGTATAATATAATAAAGGAGGTAGATAATATGGCAATAATTCAGGCGAAGAAAACACCCATCATTCAAAAGGGTACCGGATACACTTACGATGCTGCAACATTCGCAAAGCATAAAGTTGACAAGTTTATTGAACTTGAAGACCCTCAGGAACTATTAAAACTGGTAGACCCCTTTGAGTTTAGGGGCAGACGCTTCATAACGTTTGATACAGAGACCCATCCGCACTTTAGTCATTCACACAAGGTGCCTAAAGAGGTAGTAAGACGCTGGGTTGGTACAGGAAAATCGGCGCACCCACAAGACTATCCGTTTAGTATTCAGATATGCGATGGAAAAAAGTCCTACATTATATATGATACTGTAGAGGATAACTTTTCAAAGTTCAGACAGTTAGCGCCGTTATTTGAAGATGAAACAATTGAGAAGATAGCCCACAACACTAAGTTTGACATGCATCAAATAGCTAATGCAGGTATGAAGATTAAGGGTAGGCTGCACGATACAGTTGTACTAGCTAAGCTTGCCGATGAAAACAGGAAGTCTTTTCAACTGAGAGACATCGCCGCGAGGCTGCCTGGAAGTGTTGTTAAGTTTGAATTCATGGTTGATTCATACAAAGCGCTTAATAAGGTAACAGACTATAGGCATATTCCAAGAGAACTTCTTACTCAATACGGAGGTGCAGACGTTTGGAACTGTTACCTGGAGTTCATTGCAGACTATGAGAAACTAGAACAAGATGGCCTCATCGAACTGTATGACAAAGAATGTGAATTGATGGTTGCACTATACGCAATGGAACGATATGGTATGCGTACTGACCCAAACTATGAGGCTCCGTTGAAAGCAGAACTACAGCAGCTTACTGATGATGCTGAAAAAGCAATTTATGATGAAGCTGGTAAGATATTTAATATCAACTCTAATAAACAGCTGTACGGAGTACTAATGGACCTAGGGGTTAACAATGGCTGGATTCCGACAACAGCAAAAGGTAACCCTAAGCTTGATAAAGATGTTCTTAATACTTTGGCAACTAAGCACAATGTCAATATAGTTAAGAATATTTTGGAATACCGCAAGTATGAGAAACTTCTAACAACATATGCTGTAGGTATCTATGACCAAAAGGATAGCGATGATAAGGTGCATGGAAATATAAACCAGACGGAGGCAACTACAGGGCGTATGTCAATTACCAAGCCCGCTCTACAGACTCTTCCTAAGAAAGATACGAGAATCAGACGAGCATTCATACCACCAGAAGATTATGACCTTTGGTTCATGGACCTTGACCAGGTTGAATACAGGTTATTTGCACACTACGCTAAGATTCCAAGTCTGTTAGATGCAATTAAAAATGGTCATGACGTGCATGCAGCAACAGCGGCTATGATATTCCATCAAGATTTTGATGAGTTCATAGACAAAATAAACGCCGGAGACCCAGACGCATCAGCTATGAGGTCTAAAGGAAAAACAATCAATTTTGCTCTGATTTATGGGGTGGGTATTGACCACCTAAGCGAGTTACTTGGATGTTCGACAACTGAGGCAACTAACTTGAAAGCTACTTATTTCTCACAGATGCCAGAGGCGAGGACATTCATCGCAACAGTTCACCAGGTTATCAAGGTACGCGGCTTTGTAAAGAACTTCTATGGAAGGCGTCGCCGCCTCGACCCTGACGATTGCTACAAGGCTCCTAATGCCCTAATTCAAGGATGTGCTGCTGACTATATCAAGTCTAAGCTTGTGAACATGTATAAATATATTCAGTACCACAATCTTAAGACTCAGCTTATACTTATAGTACATGATGAGATAGTGTTGGCTGTTCATAAAGATGAGCAAGAACACATACCAGTATTCAGATGGCTGCTTTCTGACTTTGAATCATTCAGATGCCCTATAACAGCAGGGGCTGAGAAAGGAGACCCGTCATGGGGTCAGAAGCTTACTCCGCCTGATGTTGGGTTTAAAGAGCCAGAAGATAAAGGTTATTTGGAATATAACGTATACGATGGTTCAGTATTTGATATTTATAAGGAGGTTTAGCTATGGGATTTATTGCTGATTTACAAACGCTAGCTGAAAAGCTTGAAAACAAAGCTAAGGAACTTAATCCTCCAAAGGCTATTAAGTGTCCAAGATGTGGTAGTACTGATTTTATTAGTAATGCCAAGGGTTACAGCAAAGCTAAGGGTCTTATTGGAGTCGCTGCTTTAGGTGTCCCTGGATTGGTCTTTGGAGCATCAAAGAATAAGATTTGCTGTATTTGCAAGCAGTGCTCTAAGAAATGGGAGGTATAGTATGGCTAAAGCAAAGAAAATTTGGGATAACTACAAAGTTATTGGTGAGGTAAGAAAGTCAGATGCAATCAAACTACAGGTTGCGGCGGCATACCGGGATGGGGTACAGTATATCAACATCCGAGAGTTCTACATGCGTAAGCGAGACAATGAATGGATGCCGGGTAGAGATGGTATTACAGTACCTGTAGTTATTCCAGTTAATGGCGGTAAAGAAAGAGTTCACACATATACTCAACTTAGTGATTTAATGGCAGCGGCAGTCGCTGAATTGGCTGCAATGCCAATGGAAGATGCTAATAATGCAGTATGGTATACACCGAAGGAGGACAAGTAATATGAAAATCAAAGAGCAAAAAATGGGCAGCACGTTTACAATACCTCTTGTAGTTATCAGTGCCACTGCCAGAGAGACAAAGGCAAAAAAGCCTTATCTACAAATGGAGTTCTTCGACGGTACTGATTCAATAACAGGCAACTACTGGGATTGGTCTGGCAAGAATATACCTGATAAAAACTCTATACTAGACGTGACTGCTCAACTAACAGAATACCTTGGTACCCCTCAGCTAAACGTCAAAAGTATGACAACAAACACTGAGCGTCACATCAGTGAGTTTACTCCGAATAGTGGTGTCGATATTGGCGCTACATATCTTGAAGCTTATGAAATGGCTTCAAATGTTACCGATGACCTGTTAAGAGAATTGACACTTACAATTCTTGACCAGCTTAAGCATCTCTGGGTTACAGCGCCTGGCGCGGTTACTGTTCATCATGCATATACAGCTGGTACACTTATCCATTGCGTATCTGTTGCAAAGATTGCAAAAGCAATCGCTGAAACTATTCCTGGCTCTTTTGTGGAACTTGCTACAGTCGGTGGATTGCTTCATGACTTGGGTAAGCTGTTTGGTTACAGAATCAATGGCATTATATGTGAAATGACTGACGAAGGATTGCTATATGAGCATACTTTCCTTGGTGCACAGTTTATCAACAACTTTGCTGAAGAGAATAATTTGCTCAAAAATGATAAAGACGAAGCTAAGCTTGAACTACTATGCCACATTATTCTCAGTCATCATGGCAAGCAAGAATACGGTGCTGCAGTGCCTCCTTCATCACTTGAAGCTCATATTGTGCACCAGGCAGATAGCCTCGACGCAACAGCGGAGCAAATACGTGTTGAGAGTGCGAAGGTTGGTAAGACTAAGTGGACTGAGCGAATATGGGCTCTATCAAATAGACCGCATATCACCAACCAGTATACTCAGGCAGTTTATAAAAGAACCGAGTAGCCGCCACATCGTTTCTCTAAAACCTATTTACGGCTGCACTCTTTCGTGATATAATATTAATAGTAAGAAAAACGGTTATTGTACAAAAATAAACAAGACAGCCCAGTACAATAACCTATGGGCTGTCAGATTAAGGAGGCTCAATTCAATGAGTATAAAAGAAATGTTTGTATCTAATAAAGATACAGAAACGCACAGAGTTTGCGGGTGTTGCGGCGAACTCAAGCCAGTAGAAGAATTCTACAAAGACGGCAAAGACAACAAAGGCAACATAAAATACAGGCGCGATTGCAAAGAGTGCTATAAAATCACTCGCATTAGAGAGGCCGAAATGAAGAAAGGTAGGGAACGCAAATGAGAAACGAACTTAAGAAAGCACTCAGTCATGAGTCATGGTTGGATAAGCTAGACAATACATATGTACAGTTTGTGTGTTACATGTGCGGTACTGAACAACAGGTAAGTATCGTAACATTATTATCACATACACATGTCAAATGTATTAAGTGTGGTGTAAAGCTTCTCGCAACTGACTTACATGATTATAATGACAACGGACATGTAAAAAGTCCGCGATTATTTGATGAACATAGCACAGATAAGTGCGCTGCATGTGGTATTGATTTAGGAACATGTGATACAATCTGGGCAGCTGAAGGCGCTTTGTATTGTTCAGCAGAGTGTGGCATTCATGACTATGAGGTAACTCATGTAGATGCTGAAAAGAGATTCTACGCATATGCTGAAGAGATTAACCCACAAGATGATATTGGAATTAATAGGAGGTAATAACTATGATGACACTTGAGCAACTTATTAGTAAGACTTCAGACGGCGACTTGATGGATATCTACAATGAGATTCGTAGTCAAGTCGTCCCAGCGACAGGGTACGCACATGCGTTCTGTCGTAAAGTAAACAAGATGATTGACCAAGGCACACTGTGCATCAATCCAACAACATACCGCAAGGTCTATCTTCCAACCCTCATAAGGGTAATAGAGAAAGAGCTAGCGAGTAGATACGTTGGAGCACTAGCCGTTGGCAGACTGGAGGCAAGCATGTGAAGAAAATCAAGACAACTGTTACCTACAAAGTATCTGACGGGTTCTACTGCAATCTTAGGCAAGAGAACCACAAAGGATTTCCAGTAAATCAACGCTGCAGATTCTGCACACAAGTATCTAAAAACAACTTCGTCTGTGTGTTACACAACATGCCTCTAGTCGTCGAAGAGGGTTGCTTAATTCGCAAAGACAAGGCGTGTATACGAAATATGGCTTATAAAAGTCAGACAGTTCCTGAACCTGAGGAAGTACCGAAAGTAAATCCAAAGGACCTGATTAAGTGGGCACTGGATGAATACACGAAGACCTACAATCGGTTGGTCAAAGATGGCTACCCTGAAGCACTTGCAGCAAAGCTTGCAAAAGAAGCAGTAATGAAGTAGGAGGCGAATCTAATGTCAGCAACAAAGACATGTAAGCAGTGCGGTGTAATTAAGCCATTAGAACAATTCCGCAACTATTATGGTGGTCGCAAGGGCACCTACACCACTTGCAAAGCATGTGAAAAGATTAACTCAAGGGCAAAGTACCTTAAGAGCAAGAAGGAGCTGAACGACAGCGAGGTAGCGGAGCTACAAGCCATCTATCAGCTCTGGGAGACTCAGCGTACCCTCGGCTATCGTCCACCACGTACTCCAGTCAAAGGCCAGAAGCCGGTTGTAGATATTGTCCTAGAAATGATGGACGCCTACAAGCAGCGCACAAAGATGCTGGAAGAAGTGGCGGAGGAAGTCCTCACCGCGCCGCCTGAGTTGCTCAAGTGGTTGACGGTTGAGTTAACTGAAGACCCTGACTATTACTTGAATGACGTATATGAGGAGCTGAAGGATACCTACAAGCCAGTTCTTAGGATTGACGAGAAAGCAATGATGCCAGTATACGATACAACATACGCTGGCATCCTTGACAAAATACTTGAAAGGTTCTACACGTATGAGGAGGTATACTATGAACAAGAAAGATAGATATAAATATATAGCCGCAAGAGTGCTACTAGTTGTACACTTAGTGCTCAGTGGTATGTTTGCATTATGGTTAGCTGTTTCCACCCTGGAAATTGCTTTGAAGAATAATAATCTAGAGTCTAGACCTGAATATAGCCCATGGAACGCGTGGGTATTAGTATCGGAGGTAACAAATGTTCAGGAAGATTGCAGTACAAATAACTGAGAACAGTATCGTGCACGTGTATACAGATATAACGTGCACAATTGGTGACAGAGTTGTCATTGAAACGAAAGGCGGTTTAGTTAGAGCTCAGATTGTAGATATTGATGAACCAATAGACTATGACCCATTTGAACGCGGCAATGCTAAGTGTCGCGTACTTGAGAACAGTACAAGAAAAATTTATCAAACAAATAAGGAGGATATGATTATGTTCGCAAATCAGAAAACAGTTGAGGTTAAGCATATTAGTTCAGATAGGGTCGGTGTGTTCTACACCGACATGAACTTACAGGTAGGTGATGTTGTTGTCTACGAGAGAGCTCAGATTGATAAGTCAGTAGCCAAAGATACGGATAACCAGTGGTCAGTGGGTGTCGTAACAAACACAGACCCTGATTGTATAACCGCTCAGACTTGGGTTATTGACATAGTTGTCACAACAGCTCATGAGCGCCGCAAGGAAATGGCTAAAGAGCTGAAGAAGATTAAAGCTAAGCTCGACCAGAAAAAGAAGCAGTTCCAGGACATGGAGCTTCTGCGCCTCATCGCTCAGAACGACCCTGAGACACAGTCTCTGTTGGATAGATACAACAACATTATGAAAGGAGAATTCTAACATGAAGGTAATCACAGATAAGATGGATATAAGAAAAGCTATAAAGCTACTAGCAAAAGGCCAGGGGTCGTATGGCCGCCTCGACGCTAAACTAGACGAGCTACAGTCAGAGGACCCGGACAAATATAATGAAGTCATGCAGGAACTAGATGCCCAAAACTTCGAGGATATAGTTGACCTGGTGATGTATCTGGAGGGATAATATGAAAGTGAATGTTTGCACAGTTTGTAAGAAGAAGTTTATACCAGCTGTCGAGCATTTGTATAAGACTAAAGATGGTATGCAATGCTCGTACACTTGCTGGAATAAAGCAAAAGCTAAAATGAGCTTCAAAGAGAACGAGATTGTAATATGCCAGATGGGTGACAGCTTCGAGATAGGTAAGATTAAAAGACTATGTGATGACGGGGCGTTTGTATGGTATCATTCTGGTGACACCGCCGCAAAAACTCCTTATGAAAACATACACAAGATTGAGAATGCCGCGTACCTAGTTGATGCTATCTTAGGCAAAGATACGACAACTATTAAGCAACTTGCGCCTATTCTACGATACTGCTCTAGGCTGTTAAGGATAGTGACGCCCACAGAGGCTATGAGATACTATGGTATAAGGCATGATGAAGCAGTCAACGACTTCCTTAATGACCTTGCGTTATCTATGTATGACGGCAATTTTCTAAACGTTAACAGTGAACTATATAGGACTATCTACACGCGTATGTGCGAGGACGTATCTTAGATGAAGGGAGGTGATGAAATGAAGCCGGTATTTGACCTGGCTGTAGATAGGACACGTAGCATCCTTGAACGCTGGCAGAACTTCTACGATGAAGCCGCTAAGGAACACCATACCGATGAGGCTCTACAAGTACTTCAAGACAAGTGCTTGCTTGGCTTAGTGAGCGAGTTATCTGACCCGTTCATTCAACGCCTGATTGAGGAAGTCGACAGGCGTATATCAAACAATTAGTAAAGACCCTGACTTAACCGTCAGGGTCTCTTTATATTTGTCAATCCCACTGATAATTGTCCTCATACTCGTCGAAGCGCGTCGCCACGGCGATAAACTTATCCCTATACTTGTCAGTAACTCTACCATCT